TGATGATGCGTCGCGGGCTTGAAAAGTCGATGGAAGGCGACTTCGAGACCGACTCGATGCGGTACAAGTCCACCGAGCGTTACATTCCGGACTGGACTGATCCGCGAGCTGTGTTCGGTACTCCGGGACTCTGAACGAGGGAACCATGAAAAGGGGTGGGGGCCAGACGTGAAATGGCCCCCTAACTCCTCCAGACGTGAAATGGAGGAACCAACTTTTAGGGGACTAAAATGTCTTTACTTGATGCACTAATTACGAATCTCGACAACGGTGTGACCAATCGCCCTGCTGGCAATATGTTCGGAGCGATGGCACAACTTGATCCAACGCGTCATCACAACTTCATGGAAGATTTCGATTACTACCTTGCTGCCGACTGGGTCGTCACTGAGGTAGGTGCCGCATCACAAGTGCTGGCTGACGTCGATGGTGGTGCGTTACTGATCACCAATGCAGCCGCCGACAATGACTCGTCTTTCCAACAGAAAGTTGGTGAGTCGTTCACCATTGAAGCGAGCCGCAAGTCATACTTCAGAACGAGGCTCGCGATCAGCGAGGTAATTCAATCTGAATTTGTCGCAGGTCTGCAGATTACGGATACGAGTCCGCTCGCAGTATCTGACGGTATTTGGTTCCAGAGCGACGACGCTGATGCGTTGCTGGACATCCATCACGCCATCGGTAGCGTCGTGACGGAGGATCTTGCCATTGCTACTCTCGTGGATGCGACGTTCCTGACGATGGAATGGTATTGGGACGGCATCTCTCGCTTCTATTACGGTGTGAATGGAACTCCACTGGGATTCTTGGAGCCTGCAAATGCTGTGGTCGAGGAGCTGACAGTTAGCTTCGGTATCCAGAACGGTGAGGCAGTAGCGAAGACGATGACAGTGGACTACATGTTCGCGGCGAAAGAACGCGCATAATTCGCTCTTCACCCTGAGGAGGGAATTGACATGAGACCCATTGTCCAAACACGGCAGCTTGCTGCTGGTGCTGCTTTTAGTGTTGCTCAAGATCAGCAACTGGGGGCAGCGGGGGATCTGACCCTTGACGGAACACTTGTCGTTGACGGTGTTGCCCAGCTGGGATCGCAGAGACGATTGATATTAGAGTCTGCTGGCAACATCAGTGCGACGAACTTCACTATCACGGGTACGGATGATTCCGGCGCGATAATCAGTGAGACACTTGCTGGTCCCAATGCGACCACTATACCGACGGAGCTAAACTTCAGCACCGTAACGCAGATTGCTACGGATGCAGCATTCGCCACGGACGTTGAGATTGGGACGGATGGTGTCGGAGCTTCACAGACTGTTCCACTTGATCAGTATCAGACTCCGTTCAACGTGAGTCTTGGTATCGTCATAACCGGAACAGTGGATGTCACTGTCGAATTTACTTTCGATGATGTGTTCGGAGACTTTCCCGGACCCCACAGTTGGGTCGCTCATCCTGATCTGACTGGAATCACAGCTGACGATGATGCAACATTCATCTCCCCTGTCAGCGCCTGTAGACTGCTAACCAACTCTGGTGACGGAGAAGCGGTCCTGAGGATAATCCAAGCCGGTCTCACCTAATGGGTGGGCTGACAGGAAGCGGAGTGGCCGGAGCGTCGGTCACTGCCGCCCTTGTCACGGCTTCGGGCGTGACTGGACCTCCACCTACCCCCAGCGTGGGCGATATTCTTCTCATTGATGACGGTGGCGATGCCCTGCTCATTGATGACGGCAATTCCGACAACCGACTCATAGAGGACTAGCCCATGGCTAATTCAACCATCCCCAATCTTGTTGCCGTATCAGTCCCTGCGCTTACTGATCTGTTCGGAGTTCGTCAGAGCGGAGATTCGCGAGACAAAAAATTAACCGTCACTCAACTTCTCACTTTAATTCCGAGCGCAGGTGATGTAAGCAAAGTTGGCACACCTGTCGATAATCAAATCGGTGTCTGGACTGGTGATGGAACTATAGAGGGCGACTCGAACTTTAGATGGGACGGATCGCATCTTCTTCTGCCACAGAACAACGATGCTGCTGCGCCGACACTCTCTTTCGGTGACGGAGATACAGGACTCTTTGAGTCAGCCGATGACTCGCTCGTAATATCAATTGGCGGGACGGCTCGATGGCAGTTCAGCGGTGATAATTTCATCGCGATAGTGGGAAATGGCCCGCGAATAGTGAACGAGGCATCGACTGCCACTAATCCAACGTTCCTTCCGGCTTTGGGTGATGTAAGCACAGGTCTCGGTGGTGTTACGGGCGCACTGGATTTAATCATCGGTGGCGTGAGTGGTATGCATTTCAGAAAAGCGGGCGCTGCTATCTTCATTGAGGCTCCAGATTCTGTGTTCGAAGCAAAGGCTGGTCTCCCCTCAGGTCCTACATACTCATTCAAGTTGGATAGTAATTCGGGAATGTACTCCGGTGGTGCAGGCACTGATTCACTTCTGTTCTCTGCTGGTGGTGTTCAAGCTCTCAGCATGAACGAACTGAATTCTGGTGTCATACAGGCTCATCAAGCTAACGTAGCGATCACAGCATTTGCAACGGGCGGACAAGCAAATGCAACGCAACTCGATGAGAGTTACAACGTCCTGAGCGTCGTTGCGACAACTGGCGATTCGGTCAAGCTTCCTCCGGTCTTCGCTATTGACTCAGTCATGTACATAAAGAACGACGGAGCGAATGCTGCCGATATCTTCCCGGCAACGGGGGATGATTTGGGCGCAGGTACGAATACTGCTGTTTCACTCGCAGCGGGAGAGTCGGCATCGTTCATAGCGACTGTCGCGAATGCAACATGGACTCCGTGGATAGTAAGTGTCGGCGGAGGAGGAGGGGACGTAACCAAAGTTGGTACACCTGTCAATAACCAGATCGGTATCTGGACGGGTGATGGAACCATCGAAGGCGACGCGAATTTCACATGGGACGGGTCGCACCTTCTTCTCCCACTCAATAATGACGCAGTAACTCCTACATTAGCATTTGGTGACGGCGACTCTGGATTTTATCAAGGCATTGATAATTTTATTAACGTTGCTATTGCTGGTGCCCTCGCTTGGCAATTCAGTGCAAGCCTCACTTCAAGTACAGGCAACGGGCCTGCAATGATGGGTGAGGGATCAACTGCTACCAATCCTACACTTGTGCCTGTTGCAGGAGATTCTTCTACGGGCATCGGTGGTCTTCCCGGTAACATCTCGCTGATCGTTGGTGGAGTTGAACGCGTTCATCTCGATGCTGCACTCAGCACTGGAAACACATTCACGGGAGATTGGAAAGCTGCAAACGGTAGTGGCCCTATCATACAAGATGAAGCTGCCTCTGGAACAAATCCAACACTGGTTCCACATCAAAATGATCAAGATACTGGCATAGGACGTTCAGGAGTCGATGAACTTTCACTCATCGCTGGTGGAGTTCAGATTGCACAGGCCAAAGAAGCTTCCGGCGCTAATCAGTTCATCATCGCTCCGGGAGTTGTGCAGGATGTTCCGTTGACTCCATCGCTCGCTTTCGGTGATGGCAACACTGGATTCTTCGAGTCTGCTGACAATACTCTGAAGGTATCAGTAGGGAACGCGGCTAGATGTTTCTGGCAGGCGAACAACTTCTACGCTGAAAATGCCGCTGGATGGTTCCTGTTCAATACTGCTGGCACCTCCAGTTCGAGTCCAATCATGGGACCAAATCGTGGTGATAATAACACGGGAATTGGACACGGCGCTGATGATCAGTTGGACTTCATTTGCGGCGGATTAAATTGCATAACGATTAGGGAAGTAGGATCCGCTCGTCAAATCGGTTTCTACAATGCTACTCCCACCTCACAACAGACCGGCGTCGCAGTGACTGCATCAGCAATTCATGCGGCTCTCGTCACGTTGGGACTAATTACTGCTTAACAGGAGAAAGAAATGAACAAGAACGTGGGACTGACATACGTGAAGGAGTTTTCGTTCCCTGCGGAGCAGGGCTTCACTGGTTCAGCGGGCGTGCACAAAGTGCGTGGTTACATGCGTGGCGGACACGTGAAGAAAATGGCCGAAGGTGGCAAGTTTGGCAAGCCCGGTGACAAGTACCCGGCGTTGAAGTCTGGACCTGCAGGTAAACGGAATACGATGCCAGCGAACGTCAAGAGTCATGGCGGCTCAGTGCACGACAGGCTGAAGAGCGAAGGCGCGAAGATGGGCTACAAGTACGGTGGTCAGGTGAAGCAGAGCAACACCTCTGCTGAGTTCGTTGCGAAACGTGGCAAGCAGGACACCATGGATCATGGTGTGCAGCCTGCACAGAAAGGTCGCAACCAAGCAGAAATCGAGGCTGGCGGCAACAAGCGTCTGAAAGCTGGCTACATGAAAGGTGGTGGCGTGCACAAAGTGCGTGCTTCTGCTCGTCGCAAGGCTTCCGGTGCAGGCATGCCGAAGAACGTGAAGGCGAAGGGCGGACTGATGGAGTACGCAGTCGGAGGTGCAGTAAAAAAAGTCGCGGCGGCTCCGTAGAGAGGACGGCACGCAGGGTCGCTAAAGAAGTCGTGGATCGTCACGTCAGGTCCCCGAGACCAAAAGGTCACGGGACAAAACCTCGTGGTGGTCGTAGTAGAGTGAGAGGAGGCGGCTACTAATGCCAACAACTGGAACAGTCGGTTCGACCATCTTTTTGAATCAGCAGATCATTGATCATGCTTTTCGTCGCTGTAAGATGGTCGAGCAAGAGATCACGGGAGAGCACATCACGATTGCTCTTGACTTGCTGTGGTTGTTTACGCAGACCTTGGTCAACAAGGGCATTAAGCTGTGGAATGTCATCCCACTTCTGCTGCCGATCTACGAGCGTCAGGCAACTGTCCCCTGTCCTGTCGGTACCGTAGACACGTACACCATCAACCTCCGTAATCTGAATCGGATCACAGGGAATGCAAGTGCTACGGAGGGTGTTGCTGACAACGCATTCGATAGCAACCTGACAACGGCATGCACACAAGTATCCGCTGCAGGTTCGATCACGATGGCATTGGACAGCGCTACGAATGTGTTTACCTTCGGCATCCTGCCGAACGTCTCAGGAACGTGGGACTACGTGATCGAGGGAACGAACAATAATTTCGTGGATTCGGTGGCTCTCCTCACACGGGTGGGTCAGGTTGTCGTTGAAAATGAGTGGCTTTGGGTGGACGTTCAAGGCGTACTGGGAGGCGTCAACGATTTCGATGCGTATCGACTGCGCGCGACGGGTACCACGGTGCTCGATGTCATCGAACTGTTCTATGGCAACAAGCCGAATGAGATTCCGATGTACAAACTCAATCGGAATGACTATGCAAACCTGCCTGACAAATCAAGTACTGGCAGACCGACTCAGTTCTGGTACGACAAACAACGCATTCAACCGGAGATCGAGCTGTGGCCGAATCCTGCAGCTGAGTTTACTTTCTCTCAGGTCACGGGCTTCGTGCAACGACAGCTGCAAGACGTCGGTGAGATGGTAGATGAACTGGAAGTGCCGGATCGTTGGTACCTTGCCATCGTGTGTAACTTGGCGGCAGAACTGGGCAGAGAAATTAAAGAGGTGCAGGAGATAATTATCCCCCGACTGGACCTCGATGCAGAAAAATATTTGACAGACGCATGGACGGGAGAGACCGACGAGTCCGAAGTTTATTTGCGTCCTAACATATCACCGTACACGAGGTAGTCATGCCCGTATTTTTAGATCCAACTGGGAAAACGACTTACGGAATAGGCATCTGTGCTCGATGTAGTTGCAAGTTCTTTTTGGAGGACCTGTATTCGGACCCAAATTCACCGGGGCTGAAAGTTTGCATCGACGATCTTGATGATTACGATCCGTACCGTCTGGCTCCGCGTCAGGCAGATCGAATTACGTTGCCGTTCTACCGTCCTGATGAACCCCTGACGGCAGGTGGACCAAATCCGAACCCGAACTCACTGTTCGGTGTTCGAGAAGCTATTGGCGAGAGTCCGCGCGCAACAGAAGACGGAAGATTACGCGTGCTTGAAGAGGCAACGGTGAACGAGAATGAGGTAGATCTCGATGGCTAACATAAAAATCTCAGATCTGCCTCCAGCTACATTGCCTCTGGATGATCCGAATACTCTCTTTGAGGTGACGGTCCTCGAAGCCGGAGAAGAAGTAAGCCGAAAAATTACCCTCGCAGACATAGCGAGTGGAGGCGGAGGACAGGTGGACTCCGTTGTCAGCGGCACTAATATCACCGTCGATGCGACAGATCCTGTCAACCCCATCGTCAACCTTGACGCAGCAATCACAGGCGTAAGCGTCAATGGAGTGACACTCGATGCTACGGGTGTTGCGACTAACTTCCTCGATGAAACTGGAGCGTACTCTGTTCCTGCTGGAGGTGGTGGGGCTAACGTCGTCGCTGGAACCGTTGATGGTCAGGTAACAATTTGGGATATCGGCAACAACCAGTACGAGCCGGTAATTTCCTCGTCTATTCTGATCAATCCGGCGACTCCACCCACATCTCCTCTTGGTAGGATCTCCGGCGGAGGTTCTTCTACGACTGACGTTCGTAAGGCTTTCATCCACGTCAACATCGGAGCGTCGGCTGGACCAGTTTGGTCTACTGATAGGAATGGAGGTACGCCTGTAGGGTTCTACGGTAGGTCTGCTTTTAACTTCAGTCCAATTCATGATTGGGGATTCTGGAATCCCGGAAATCAAACAGGACTGACGATCTTCTCAATAACGGAAGACTTGGAGTTCATACACGAACAGTCTGCGTTCTTTGAAGAAAGAGCAGCAGGACTGGCGAGCGTCGCTGCTCGTGGTCAGGTCTGGGTACGCGATGACGTACCGAACGTTCTGATGTACACCGACGATGCAGGAACTGATTTTGTATTGAACGGTACCGGTGGCGTTACTGTTGAGGATGAGGGTGTGCCTCTTGCCACGATAGCAGACACCCTTGATTTTGTCGGCGCGGGCGTGACTGCAACCGGAGCCGGTGGCACCAAGACAATCACCATTCCCGGTGCCGGTGGTGGTGATGTCTTTAAGGTCGGTACGCCTGTTGACAATCAGGTCGGCGTATGGACAGGCGACGGAACCATCGAAGGTGATGAGAATTTCCTGTGGGATGGGACGATGCTCAGTCTATTGAGTGCTAGTGGTGTTATAGGACTTGATTTCTTCTCAGATGCGGCTACGGGTACGTTCCGTACTCAAGGATCAAATATCTCACGATGGATTATGAGCGGATGGGATACGGGCGGACCCACAATATTTCTGAACACAACTGGTGCTGAAAACGGATTTAGTATCAGTGCCTCCAGCTCATCGCTCGATAATCGTCATAATGTACATTTGTCAACCGCAGGTGGAGGCGCGGCGCGGCTTGAAATAGGAGCACAGCCTTTTGATGGTACGAGCGCAGCATCAGTAGATTTTGGGCGAAGAACGGACACCACTTCGGGCATAGAACTTCGTCTGTTCCGAGGAGATGATTCAGTAATTGACGAAATTACTTTAGGGGGTACTCTTACAAGTGCTCCCGGCGTAAACATCAAAGAAGGTTTGCCTTTAATTATTCAAGCGCTATCAGGTGGAGGTAAATTTGATTCTAGCCACGACAATGTGGACTTCAATACGATCTTCACAACTACGACTGATTGGAATATCACGGGCCTCTCCGGTCGAATCAAGCAAGATGCAGAGACGTTAGCTTTCGTGTCAGAGATAGGCGGAGGCGACGTGTCTAAGGTCGGCACTCCGGTCGATAATCAAGTTGGCGTTTGGACAGGCGACGGCACTATCGAAGGAACCACCGGACTCACGTACGATGGGTCCGATCTAGATATCACTGGCAATATCACACTCACGGGTAATGTTGACGGCATCAACATTGCAGTGGATGTCCCAGCTAACACTGCCAAGGTCACGAATGCCACGCACACTGGACAGGTAACTGGAGCAACGGCTCTGGCTCTTGATGTCACAGCCATCACAGCACAACCGGCGAGCGGAGCAATCGCTGCTGGCGATACAATTATTACCAACGATGGAGGTGTTCTGTCTGAAGCTACGTTTACGCAGTTGCTCACTTTCTTCGATGCTAATCTATCTTTCCTTGCTTTCTCTGAATTCCAGTTCTTCGCGGATCAGCTTGAGAATCCGAACAACGCGGACTGGACGGTCAACGCGCTCGCGCCTGCATCGGCGGACAGCAACAACGCTGGACTGACGGTAAGACTGTTTGATGACACGACAGAAGAAGGCGTCGGCTTCACCATCGAAGTTCCGGCAGGTGCCACGAACATCGTCTTCGACTTCGTGGCGCGGGCGGAGACCGCTCCGGGAATAGCGAACACCGTCGGTCTTGACATATACAACAGAGGCATCCCGGACAACGCGGCAGTGCAGGCGTGGAGTGCAGCGACGCAACTCACGGACATTGACATCCCGACCAACGAGTTCTTCCAAGAGGATACGCAGACAGTGACGCTTGCGACTCTCGGCGTAACGGCAGGAGAGACGACACAATTTGAACTGACTCGTGTGGCTCCGACCGGAGGAACGGATTTGACAGGCGACTGGGCGATGCTACTCGTTAAAGTGAGTTTCACCTGATGGCAATTCGTACCAATGACGTTGACGGATCAACCTTTTCGTTTTTGAATACAGCGGACCAGTTTACGCAAACTCCGTTCTCAGCGATGGTGTGGGCGAATCTTTATTCTGGTGACAGTAATCCACAAAATCGTACAATCATTACTGTATGGGACAATCCCGTTAGCAAGTCATGGTTCTTAAAACCTGACACAGCACCGATTGTGCTACGTGCTTCGGTATCTTTTGACGGTGCTGTGAATACCGTTCTTGTAAGTACCACAGCTATTCCGCTCGACACGTGGTTTCACGCGGGCATAGATTTTGATGGCACTGACCAGCGTCTTTGGTTGAATGGGGTATTAGAAGCAACATTAAATGATCCCGGTACAATATTTGATGATGCTGAAGATTTTGGAATCGGCGGCACTAGCGACGGTGGCAACACACAAGATGTTGATACAGCAGATGTGCGATATTACGACAGGATTTTATCAGACGAAGAATGGTTGACCATCTTCACTGCACAAGGTCACGATGGGATTGTCGAGGGACTTTTACTCCGACCGCTTTTGAACGACAGGGAGTCGGGCATACTCGTGACTGCGAAGAATCCAATTGATGTAGGACCGGGCGAAATTGCTTATGCAGGCGAATTTGGCGCGCCTGTCCCAGAGTATGTAGAAAATGGTGGCGGACTCAGTTTCAGGAGGAGAGTATAGCGATGGCAGCAGTACTCAACAGAGCAACGAAAGAATTCAGAGGGTCAGTTCACACTCCGAACTTCAGTTCGGCGGAGTGGGTCATCAACCCAGATTTGTCAGCGGTACAGGGTCAGCCTACAAAATACTGGATCATCACTGGTGACGTGGTCACGCTGGCGAGTCCGGCGGAGCAGACTATCATTGACGATGCCCTCGTTGTTACGCGAGCCACAAGAGGTAAAGGGGAAGAGAAGAATCGGTTCGACAACGAACGACTTATGAAAGCATTCGCGGAGTTAGTTATGGATCAGTTCAACGTGTTACGCGCAATTGAGGGACTGCCTGATCTGACATTCGCACAACTGCGGACGGCAATACGAGACAAGATTGACGTCGGCGCAAACTAAAGGGCGAAGACAATGGAACAACCAAGAATAGATCTCAATCAAGATCAAATCAAACTGGCTGCTAACGCAGGGGTTTCCTTATTGAATACACCCGGAGCTGTGAATGTTCCGGGTCCTATGGCTGTCAGTGGAGCTGTTAGAATTTTGATGCAGCTGCTGATGGCTATCGCTAATAACGAGGTGTTGGTGGTTAACACCCCGGTGAAATTGGCAGATGCACCTCCAGCGGATGAACCACCGGCTGAGCCACCGAATAAGGAAGTGGCAGACGCAGTTGCAGCTGCCGTGGAATCGTCAGGGAATTCTGAAGGGGCTCCGGCTGCGGAGGGATCGGAGAAGTAAAATGGCAAGCAAGGCCGAAGTCAAAGAACGAGGAATTCGCATAGGCATCAATCAACTGGTGACCTATGCCATCCTTGTGCCCGTTTTCTGGTTCGTTTTGCAACCGCTCCTTATCAATGCAATGGCTGAGGACATAAAAGCAATAGTAATGAACCAGACCGCACCCATCAATAATGCTTTCGTGGCTCTTCTCCAACGTGACATTGATTCGACAAAGAGGGAAATCGCCACAATGGAATTCCGTGAGAGTAATGATGCAACTTGGACTGCGGGGGATGCTGAAGATCTTGCTGAAAGGGAGATTGACTTAGCTGCGTTGGAAGAGGCGAAGGCTGCACTTCAAGCGACTCACACAAGCTGATGGAACTTATACTGAAACGATTTTCTGGCGCTGAAGAGTCTACTCTCGGACTGGTCTTTGTTGAGGAGAAATTCTTCTGCTACTCGTTGGAAGATCAATTCAATGAGCCGAAGATCCCCGGCGAAACCCGGATTCCACCGGGTCGATATCAGATTCTCCTTCGTACTGAAGGTGGCATGAATGAGCGGTACGGCAAGCGGTTTGATTGGCATGATGGAATGCTCTGGCTGCAAGATGTACCGAATTTCACCTTCATTTACATGCACGTTGGCAACAAGGATGACGACTCCGAAGGGTGCATCCTCACTGGTGACGGTCAAGTTCAGAACGTAACTGAACGAGGTCAGGTGACCAGTTCAGTCTCAGCGTACAGACGACTGTACGAAGTTATCACTGAAGCATTGCTTCATGAAGAAGTGTGGATAAAAATATTCGAGGAAAATGAGGGGATAACATGAACACGATTATCGGCGCGTTTATCGCAACCATTATCGCTATTCTGACGGCATCGTTGGCGTTACTGAGTGGAGAGGGAATCACGTCTTTGAGTGACATCTCTGGTCTTCAGTGGACCATCCTGCTCGTCGGTGGCGCAATTACATTTGGCAAAGACTTCCAAGCGATTTGGACCCGTCGTTTGGTAAACAAAGTCACAGGATCGGGTGATGGAGGGGGTACCGTAGGATGAGCTACTTAATCGTAAGGGTACGTCAGTTTCAGATGTACTTCCTACTCGCGATCATGTTGCTGCTGCAGGCATGTGCAGGGGCAAACCCGATTGCGAAAGCAGAAACGATTGAGCAGCGTGCATTCGCAACGTACGGCACGTTCGTGATCATCGAGGAGCAGGCTGCGAAGCTTGTCTCCAGCGGACAGATCCCGGACAGTGCTGTGCGTGCTATTGCACGTGCAGATTCGCAAGTAAAGACAGTGGCAGATGCCCTGTTAGATACCGCGCTGGAATTCTTAGTGATTCGGGCGCAGTACGAAGCGGGTGTAACTACCGAGGAAAAGTTCGTAAGAACCATGAACGAGTTAAACGGATGGATCGAGCGAACAAGGCCTCTCATTGCCATTCTCATAGCCGCAGTTAACGGAGCAAAGGAATGAACATGATTGAATTAATTTTAGTAGCTGTTCGAGGACTCGCATTGGTCACCAACAACCCGGCACTCGGTGGTGGGTCCAGCGTCAGGATGCAGGAAGCATCTGAACTTCTGGGTCTGCTTGGTGAGCTGTTGGCACGTGGCGACGAAGCACATGATGACCTCGTTGCGTTCACGAAGGTGATGGAAAGTATGGCGAAGCAAGGTCGAGCGCCTTCTACTGTTGAGTGGGCCACACTCCGTGGTCGTAGCGATGCTGCGCACGATGTTATTCAGGAGGCTGCTGCAGCAACGGAAGAGTCGGAGCCAGAGCCAGAAGTGGCAACGGAACCGGAGTTATCAGACCTGACCAATGAAAGACTGTTCGAGATAGCAGAGGAGAGAGGGGTCTCCGTTGCTGCTTCTTCAACGAAAGCTCAGATCATCGCTGCGTTAGAGGCTGGCAACGAGGAGTAATCCATGGCTGTCTCGATGACATTCAACTCGCTCCTCTCAGATATGCGTAGGTATCTGGAGCGAGGTACGGTTGTCGATCCCACGGTGTTCGACCAGCTCCCGAGCCTGATTAATTTGGCTGAACGGGAGCTGGCGAACCGGTTGAAAATACTGGGATTTGTAGCGGTAGTGACTGACACACTGGGTGTCGGACAGTCCGTGATACCGAAGCCTGATCGCTGGCGTGACACGATCTCGATCAACATCGGTGTAGGAGCAGCACAGGTACGGACGCAAATATTTGCACGTTCCTATGAATACTGTCGGCGTTTTCATCCGGACGAGGATGTCACTGCTCAACCTAAGTTCTACGCGGACTACAATTATTTCAACTGGCTGTTTGCGCCGTCAGCTAATTTTGCATATCCGTTTGAAGTCAATTACTGGGAGTTGCCTGCGCTGCTGGACGACACGAACCAGACGAATTGGACGACAGACTTCGCCCCCAATAGTTTGCTTCATGGTGCACTGTTGCAGGCGACTCCCTTTTTGAAAGATGATGATCGCATTCCCCTTTGGGAAGCTATTTACGAGAAAGACGTTGCCATACTTGAGGCGCAGGATGTCAAGCGCATCATTGATCGGAACGTTACGAGGGAGTCTGTCTAATGGCATTTACTGACGTCTTTGGTGGCGACTTAATCTTCCCATCACAGCTTAGTTACCTAAAAATTACGACTGCTGTAGACATCACTCTGCAGTGGCCGACTGAGCAACAGATCACGGATGGCAATGTTGTCGCAGACTTCTTGGACATCGACGCTACTGTCGCTTCGATTAATATCAGCATGCCGTCTGCCAGTGTTACGAACACCGGTAATAAAGCCACGATCAGTAACGTGGGCTCCAATAACTTCGACGTGCTTGATAACACAGGGGGACCAATTCAGACCATCGAGCCGGGTGACGTGTGGGTCATTGTTCTTACTGACAACACGACACAAGCGGGCATATGGTCAACTTTTCAGTTGGGCGCTACCGTTTCTGTTGCATCGGCTGCTGCACTGGCAGGCGCGGGTATCAAAGCTATTGGTGTGCTACTCAATCAGAAGATCGATTCTGATGTAGAAGCTTCAACGCCGATCACTGTTGTCAATGGTGACCGAGCGAAGTGTCTAATCTGGGTAAGTGGTGCAGGACAAGCTGATCTGCCTGATCCGGGCGTAGTTGGTGACGACTGGTTCTTCATGCTGCGTAACTCTGGCACCGGTACACTGACCATCGTCCCTCCGTCAGGGCAGATTGATGGCTCTGCGAACATCACTCTGGAGCCTAATGACAGTACGTTCATCTTCACGGATGGCACGGACTTTTTCACCGTTGGGCTCACTCAATCTTCGACTATAGGGTTCGACTTCGTCTCGATTCCCGTTCCGGGATCTGGTGACTTCGTCCTTGCTGGTGCGAATACAGATCGTATCTCCTATCGTTTCACAGGGGCACTTACTGGTAACCGACGTATCGTCGTGCCAAACACCACGCAGCAGTACTGGTGTGAGAACCAGACGACTGGTGCTTTTGCGCTGACTATTTCGACACCTGCGCAGGTAGGGGCTCCAGAACTGGAGCAAGGTGAGACTGCGATTTTCTCTTGCGACGCTGTCGATATAATTAATGCGGTAAACGCCACGTCAATTTCGCTTCCACTTTCGGTCGTACAAGGTGGTACTGGGGCGAATAATCCTACCGATGCGCGAAACAATCTGGAAGCTGCACACGACGAGTTAGAACTGTTCGCTGGAGATGGTCTGGTTGGTGGTGGCACTCTCCAGATGGACAGGACATTTCAGGTCGCGCCGGGTATTGGTGTCGGTGTCAATCCTGACGATGTCTTCCTCGATTTCACAAGCATTCCATCGACCGCACCAGTTGCTGGTGACTTCTTAGCATTCCAAGACATCGACGACTCGGACAATGCAAAGAAAGCGACGATCACGGACATCATTGCATCAGTCCCCCCCGTTGATATCAATGAACTCGTAGATACGAGCGCCAATGTACGGGTAAGAGCTTTGACTCTCGGCATCGCGCAACTACGAAGTGACGGCAACGTAGATGCTGAAGTTCGTCTGCTTGAGTTCGCGCATACAGATGGGACTCCGAGAGGGTTCATCGGTCAACCCACTGCTGCGATTAACCTCATAATTTCGAACTTAATATCCGGTGGAGATATCCTTGTCGCACCCGGATCTGCGGGTGGCGAATTCATAGCTGAGATAAACAGCGTTTCGTACCTCAGGGTTATTTCTGGTGGTTCGAGGTTCCGGGGAACTTTAGACAACAACGCGCAGGTCTTCTGGACAAACATCGCGGGACTTGATCGTGCCTCATCGGGGTTCCTGATGAGTGACACGTATCTACTTGCGAACCTGATCGAGAGTCCGGGCATTGCATATCGTTTTGAGGGCGAAGCCGCTGGTCCCGTGACCGTCACGATGTTGGAGATGGATCCGGATGACGACGTATCGCTGTTTGATGACGGAGTGGAAGTCTTCCGAACACTTCCGGCTGCGAGTGGCGGCGCTGAGGCTAACAACCAAGACACCGGAGCAGGATTCGAACGAGTACTGACCACGGCAGATCTTGGAGGCGGACTGGTAGGTGTGAATGGCGCGAAAGTCTTCAACACCGTTGCTCAGTCGATACCGGATAACGTGGAGACCGTGGTAACTTTCGGCGGGGAAGCTTACGACACGAATGCCTTCCATGCTGGTGGAACTCCGACTCGGTTGACGATTCCTGCTAGCGTCACCCGTGTCAGGTTTACTGGTCAAATAACTTGGCCTCCCAATGGCTCCAGCTTCAGACGATTGGAAGTGAGAAAGAACGGTGTCAACAATGGAGCCATCGATGATGACATGGTCACATTCTTCACTCAGATCTACGCCAGTGCTGCGAATGCTACTGTTCCAAATCTTGGAATGCAGTTCGATACGGGAATCATCCGGGTAGATGAAGCGGACTTCTTTGAAGTATTTGTATTACAGAATGCGGGAGTGGCTTTGAGTCTTGTTGATGAACAAAACTGGTTCCAGATAGAAGTTTTTGAATAATGGCTAAACAACCTGCACTTATCGCGTCACAACCCGGTATCAAGCGGGACGGTACCCGTTTTGATAGCGAGAATTATATTGACGGACGGTGGTGCAGGTTTCAACGTGGCAAGCCAAAGAAGATAGGAGGCTACCAACAGGTCACTGACACGGTGCCGGAGATCACACGCGGCATGAGCAGTTTCTCGGAAGACAACACCCAGTTCCTGCATCTTGGACATCCCATGACTCTTGGTCAGTACCAAGTCTCGAACGGCACGTTGAGCATTTTCAACGACCGTACGCCGACACCTTTTAATGACGATATTAATAACCTGTGGCAGTTCGACATCTTTGCTGACACGTTAGGCACAGGTAATCACCTGCTTGTTGCACATGCAGCGCCGAATGCACTCGACATCGATAACTCAGTTGGTGGTGACATTTACATCGACACGCTCACTGCTGCAACTGTGCTTTCTACGACAGGATTAAACACCGATCCGGTTGTTGGTTGGAACACGGGTACGTTTGGACCTGTCAGCGGTGGCATCGTCGTCAGTGGTCAGTACCTGTTTGCGTACAGCAGTGATGGACTGATCAAAGTGTCAGCGATCAACAATGTGGATGAGAAACCCGTCGAGTTCAATCTGGGTACGCAAAAGATCGTCAAAGGGTTCCCACTTCGAGGCGCGGGCACTGGTCCTGCTGTTTTGTTCTGGGCACTGGACTCGCTCATCCGGGGCACATTCCAACCTGCTGGTCCTCCTGATTTTGCGTGGGACATCATTGCGCGAGGTATCACGGTTCTGAGTTCGCAAGGCATCGTCGAGATGGACGGCATTTATTATTGGCCCGGTGTTGATCGCTTCCTGATGTTCAACGGTGTCGTGCGCGAGCTGCCCAACGACATGAACCAGAACTTTTTCTTCGACAACCTCAACTTCACGCATCGGAATAAAGTTTTCGGTATGAAAGTGCCACGCTACGGTGAGCTTTGGTGGTGCTATCCACGTGGCAATGCAACCGAGTGTACCCACGCAGTGATCTTCAATGTGCGTGAAGGGTACTGGTACGACACTCCGTTACCTGATTCTGACAATGTCAATCAGGGACGCACAGCTGGCATATTTGCTGACGTATACAAGCGTCCATTCATGGTGGACAACGAAGTGACTGTAAACGGTCGCACACTTTGGCAGCACGAAACTGCGTTCGATAAGATTCGCACGTCACAGATCAGTGCTATCCAGTCGTTCTTCGAGACTGCTGAGATGTCGTTGCTGGACACTGGGCAAAGTACCAAGTCAATTAGCTGTGCTTACATGGAACCTGACTTCGTGCAGATTGGTGACATGACTGTGACCATGAAGGGACGTCCGAACGCGAATGCTGCTGTGACAGAGGTGACTCCATCGAGAACCATCTTCGCATTACCCATTACGCCTGACGAAGAAATTGTGAAGTTCAAAGACGTGAAACGATTAATGAGTTTCAGGTTTGAGTCGAACGTGAGCGGAGGGAATTACGAGCTGGGTAAAACGTACGCACACATCGAAGAAGCCGATGGAAGAATTGAGTCATGAGCATCATCTATCCGCAAGGCTTTGATAATGTTATCGAGTGGGCGGACTTCATGTCAGGCTCACTGGGGTTCTTCGCAGATCCGATCTGTGGGTCGGACAGTAATTACCCACGTTTGGACGATCCGGAAAAATGGCAGCAGTGGGCAGCAGGTATGTTTGGAGGTGTAGATGCTCTTGGACAGGACGCGCCTGATCCATATGCATATGATGACTGGCGCGAATGGGCACAAAGACTTTTTGCAACATCGAATTTTACGGGGTAGAGAAATGCCATTAGGTAAGGGCGACATCGAGAAGGGCAAGGAACTTGTGGGACAGGGGCATCTTCTTGCTGCTGCGTCACGAGGAGAGAACTGGTCGAACGTGCTCGATCCAAATCAATCCAGATTGGCAGCTGGCAAAGAGTCAGCCAGACGACTGGTGACAGGTACCCGGATGCAAAATTTAGCTCAGAGACAACAGCAGGCTGCGGAGACGATGCAGCCCAAAGGTGGTCTGGCTCAACTGATGGCAGAGAAGGGTGCGTCGAAAAAGATAGTCGCGGATGTGCAGAGAATCGAGGACACACCGGGGGGCAAGGAGTTGCTCTACACGCAGGCAGCTCAAGCGTTGATGAAGTCGCAGGGTGTGCCGGAGAAAGATGTCAAGAAGGTACGTCTCTATAAATATGGTGGCGCAGTCGAACGTGCCTACGCTAAGGGTGGCGACGTCAAGGCTGCAGCAGCGACGGCACGAGCTGGTGGGCGTGGCGAAGACGAGATGCTGGTCCACATGACCGAGGAAGAGTTCGACGTTATCAAAGGCATGTGGGGTGAACCTGACATCAATCCGAATACTGGACTACCTGAGTACGGGTGGTTGAGCAAGGTCTGGAAGAAGGTCAAGAAAGTTGTGAAGAAAGTTGTCTCGTCGAAGATCTTTCAGACCATCGCACCTATTGCACTGTCGATTTTTGTGCCGGGTCTTGGTGCTGCCATCGGTGGCATGCTGGGTGCACAGGGTGCGGCGGCTAGTGTGATCGGCAACGCACTCGTACGGGGTGGATTGAGTGCAGCCGGTGGTGGTGACTTCAGGACCGGAGCAATTTCCGGAGCCATCTCCGGAGGACTTGGTTCAGTAGCTGGCAAGTATGTCAAGA